ACACCTGTAGAATCTATAATAACTCTTTCAGTACCACCAGTATCAAAACGTATCTTATCTTCGTCAGAGCTTTCTTCTACTTGAATCTGTGTATCACCATCAGCATCTTGCATAAGTAAAGCTGCATTGATAGCTGTATTAGTCCATGTAATACATTCTACTGCTACACCACTTGGAGGAGCTGTAGAGAATGTTAAAGTATTTCCTGAAACTGAATAAGTACTCTTATGCTGTACAACACCATCTAGTGTAACGACTGTAGCATTTTCATTGACTGGTGCAGAGGTTAAGGTTAGTGTCGTATCACTACCATCACCTGTCATAGTATCTACAGCAGGAGCAGTACCACCACTTCCTGCAATAGCTCCCCAAGCATCTGTGTAGCCTTCGAAGTCTCCTGTAGTTGAGTTATATCTGAAATAACCTGCTGCAGGACTTGCCGGTCTTTGTGCTGTAGTTCCAACAGGAACGTGTACAGCATCTGTGTTAGCACCTAAGTCTAATGTAACATCAGGAGATGCTTGATTAATACCTATTCTATTTGTACTTACATCTGCAAATAATAATCCACTATCAATATTAACGTCACCTGAGAATGTAGCAGTTGTAAAAGTTGTCGGTGTAATGTTTGCTGAACCATCAAAGCTTACTCCACCAATTGTTCTTGCAGTTGTTAATGTAGCTGCAGAGCCTGTTGTATTTTGGTTAAGCGTTCCTACTGTTAAGTCTATTGTACCATCACCATCTTGATAATCAACTGTAATACCTGATTCAGTATTAGAACTAAACATAGCTCCTACTGTATCTTGTACAACTTCTGATAGGTCTATGTTTGCTGTACCATCAAAGCTAACACCATGTATAGTTCTAGCAGTCTCTAATGCTGTAGCAGTTGCTGCGTTCCCTGTAGTGTCTTGGTTAAGTGTACCTATTACAAAGTCTAGTGTATTGTCTGAATCTTCGTAAGTAACTGTTATGTTAGTCTCTGTATTCGAGCTAACCATAGCTCCTACAGTATCACTAATTGTTTCTGCTAGTGTGACACCACCAATAGTAATTGCATCAGCTTCTAATGTACCGTCTATGTCTGCATCACCTGATATGTCAAGTGTAGCTGCATCTAACTCACCACTAATGGTTATATTTCTACCACCAGTAATGTCTTTGTTTGAATCTGTTATAATAGCCTTACTAGCTATTACTGTTCCGTTTGTAATACCATCTATAAGGTTTATGTCTGCAGCACTTGCTGTAACACCATCTAGGATATTTAATTCTGCAGTTGTACTTGTAACACCATCAAGTAAGTTTAATTCTGTTGCAGTTGAAGTAACTCCATCAAGGATATTAAGTTCTGCTGCTGTGCTTGTAACACCGTCTAGGATGTTTAGTTCTGCTGCAGTTGAAGTAACTGCTGTACCATTTATAGATAAAGCATCTGTTTCAAGTGTACCATCTACATCTACATCACCACTTACATCTAATGAACCTGCATCAAGTTCTCCAGTCAATGTAATGTTTCTAGCACCTGTAAAGTCTTTGTTGCTATCTACAACAATAGCTTTAGAAGCTGCAACAGTTCCTGCTGTAACTCCATCAATTGTTTCTAGTTCTGCTTCACTTATATCTGCTGAACCTATAACAAAGCTAGTGCCTGTAATTGTAGTACCTGTAATAGTTGTACCAGTTATAGCTGCTGCAGTTGAACCACCAATAACTGCACCATCAACTGTACCACCATTTATATCTGCTGTGTCTGCTACTAAACTATCGATGTTGGCTGTTCCATCGATGTATAAGTTTCTCCATTGTTGTGAAGAACTTCCTAAGTCATAAGTATCATCATCATCAGGAATAATATGTGAATCTACGTCAGCTCCAAAGACTACGTTGTCTGAAGCAGCATCACCAAGAGTAAGTGTACCACCATTAAAGGTAGTTGTTCCTGTTACTGTTAAGTTACCACCTACAGCTACATTGCCTGTAGTGGTTATTGAATCTATGTATGCATCTTTGAAGTATAGTGAAGATGTTCCTAAATCTACATCACTATCTGTTACGGGTAATAAAGCTCCGTCTTGCAGTCTTATTTGTTCTACTGCAGAAGAAGAAACTTCTACGTAAAATCCCCATCTATTGTTTGAATCGTCTACGACAATCTTGTTTAAAAAATCTAAGTCACCGATAGTGTGGATGTTACCACCTTGCCCTGCTGTACCATCATGTCTATGACCTGTAGAACTAGCACTACTTGAACTGTAAGCAAATGCATTAACTAATTGATTGTACTCGTTATTGAATAACGCAGCAGTTATAGTATCTCCATCTGCGAGTGAACTTTGTCGGGTATAAGTTTGTGCCATTTATTATCTCCTGCCTGAAGGTACGTAATTTATATAAAGCCCATTAATGGTATATGGTGCTTTTGTATCATCACTGATTACTGTAAAACTGTTACTATGTCCACTACCTTGTAGTGCAACTCGTATTAAAGGGTTTTCTGCTCCACCAAATACGTTAGTATTAAATAAAGCTTCACCAAATAAAGATGGTGGGTCTATGATTCCTAAATCAAAAGGGTTTGGTGGTTGTGGTATATCAGTACTGCCATAATCAAATCTAACTTGAACATCTGGTTCTACAACACCTTCTGCACTTGTAGAAACTTTTAAGTAATGTAAAGTTTTTAATGTTCCTAAATCTCCATAGTCATAATCTGGAGTTGCATAACGTGCTAAAATTTTAGAGCCATTGAAGTCGTTTCCTGAATCATGGACATAAATAAATCCATCTGTATCACCATGATAATAATTTTCTATTCCGTTTTGGTCAAAGCCTGAACCTATTTCAGTAACTTCAATTCCTCTTGTTTCTGACCATTGAAATCCATTTGGTCGAAGAGTTCCTATAATGCCTCTTTGTTCACTATTAAGTTTTGAAGTATCAGTATAAAATAATCTGTATTGAGATTTTTCTCTTAATACTAAACTAGTTATTATATAGGTATTTATGCTTTCTGTCAAGTCCGTTACTAAAGGTTGTATTTCTTTACTAACCGTGCCTAACTCAACGTCACCAATTCTTGCTGTACCGGCTACAGTCCTTAAACCATCAGGAGCTAAAAAGATTAAGTCACCACCAATCTCCTGAATACTATATCCGCTTGAACAACCTACGTTCTTTGTAACTGGAACAATAGCAACATTACTAGCATCATTTATATTTATAAGTTTAAATATACTATTTGTACAAAATATAAATAATTCATTACGGAAACCTTTAATGCCTTCTATTTGGTCTTCTAAAACTATTGACCCTGAACCTGTACCGCTAAAACTGGTTGGGTCTAATGTAGAACTATAAAATACTGTATTTAAGTTATCTTCAACTCCTGCAGCAATTAAATGTTTATCGTGCGTTGTAATATATTTTACGTGCTTTGTTCCTGTAACAGTTATCTCTTCTGAAAAAAATGTTCTAGTATTTAAAGCACCTGTACCTTCCATTCTAAATATGTAAGGTTTATTAGCTCCATCTGATATAATAACTTGACCATAATCAAATGTAGCTCCTTCAAACAAAGCAAACTGACATTGCCCTTGTCCAGTTCTTGCAAGTACACTACGTCCTGTAAAGGCTGTATGGTCATCTCCACTACCTGCTACAGAACTTCTATTAATCTGTAACCAACTTGTACCAGTGTTACTAAAATAAATATTTGTACCGGCTGCTACAATAACTCCATCAGCATATGGAAACACACCAAGTATCGTTGCTGTACCTCCTGTAGGCTGTACTGCACTTCCACCACCGTATTTAACAAAACCATTAATACGTCTGTATCCACCCTCTGTAGATACTTCGAAGTTTCTTAATTCTCTTGCTACACCGGGAGTTCTTAACAAGTCTATTGAGTTAGCAGACTTAACTAAACCTCCATCACATGCAACTGTATAAGGTTGCGATTGTGCCACTAGAAGTATCTCCTATCATCACCCACATATTTAGGAGTCGGATTAATTAAATTAGACTTCATTTGTCTCATGCCTTTTTTATAATCATCCATAGCAAAGGCAGCCTGTTGTGGGCTTTCTTTAAATTGCCATACATAGTAACGTGCTTTAGCAGTTATTACATTAGAGTACTGGTCGGGTAATACAATTTCATCACTAAATGCTGATAAAGGTGTAGGTGCATTATACGCATAAAAATGCACATTATAAGTTTTATCAGGTATAGGACTTAATCCAAACTTGCGATGGTCTGGACTACGAATAATGTATTTAGGTTCACCATATTGTTGAGTATCTGCATCATCATCATTTTCTGCATCTCTTAAATATCGTGTCCAATCATCTAATGTAATAAATGTTAAACCTCTAGAAGTATAAGGAGTAGTTGCTCCACTTACACCAATAGTTGTTAAATAAAAATCATCCCAATCAACGGATGAATAGTCTGTAGTTATACTAGAACTACCAGACTTTAACAAGTACCATCTAGTACCTGCTGTAGTTTCTACAGTTACGTTACCATAGAAAGGGTCTGTTCCTCCACTAGCTGCAACTGCAAAAAAAGGAAGTTGTGGTTCTTCATTTGCAATGTCGTTTAAAGATTTGTTAATAGAGTTTTTAACAAAGTTTTGAATTCCTGTTGCAGTAGCAAACGTAGATGAAGTTAATTCAATTTCATTAAGTTCTCGAAGAACATCGTTAGTTAGTGTAAGAAATGTTGTTGCCATTATTTTTTATGTTGCTTTTGAATTGCAAAGTTAGCAGTAAGACTTGCACCTTTATGTTTTACAAACTTACCAGTGTGCTTCATTAATTTATAATCTTTACCATCTTTCATCCAATGGTATCCTTTAGGAGCTTTGACTTTCATATTAACAAGGTTTGGCTTTTTTCATTCCACCATCTTTATACATAACTCTTTTACCACCACCATAGGCTTTTGTTCTTGGTTCTTTTTTCTTTTTTCCGTAATGCATAATATATCTCCAAAGTTAAAAGTGTAAGGGGGAAGCGAACACATGATTCCTTCCCCACTTACGGGTTTGCTTAGTCTATTACATAGAAAGCACCTGCAAGAGCTTCAGGTCTAAGTACTTGTGCACCATAAACGTGAAGTCCTCTTACTATATCACCAAATGAATCTGGATCACGAATGACCTCAGTTGATGTTATAGCTTGAGCAGTTGCTGTAGATGAGATGTGACCTGCCATAACTTTACCAGTAGCGTTAGACGTACTAGCAACATTATTAGACTTGTACATATCAAATCCACGTAATTTACCACTTGATACTAAACCATTTCTCAATGATCCTTGACCTGCATTGAAGTCAACGGATAACATTTTAGAACCAGATTGTGACAACTCTTCGTAGAACGAAGGTGGTGCTAAGAACCATCTTCCTTCTTCAGGGATGTTCTGATCATCTAGTTTTCTGGCTAATCTAGCCATTAGGTCTAAAGCATCTACACCAGTTCCGTCAGAACCTAATAGGTCAACAGAGTTCGTTGCGTGTGCAAGTGTTGCATCAGCAGTAGAACTATCTGAACCGATTAAGTTATCAGGTGATGAAGTAGATATACCGGCAAACATTTCAGCAATAACACCTTCGTCAAATGCATCTTTTAATGCATAAGCAGCAGATGAACTAGCTACTTCTTTGAAGTTCACGTGAGACATTGAAGTTTCAATATCATCAACGATGAATTTAAAAGCGTTAGCTACATCAACAACCATTGTTAGTTCTTGGTCAGTTAATGCTGTTTTAGTTACGTTAGCACCTCTTTCATATTGATAGACGGTGATTTCCGGTTCTTTAATGATTCTTACAGTATCTCCGAAAGCAGATATTTCTCCTGAGTAATCAGTGTTAGTGATTGCTTCTGCTACCGAAGCTTTTCTGAAAAAGTTTAAAACCTTTTTAGAATAGACTTTCGGTAAGAAGAAGGAGTTTGTTTGACCGCTTACGGAATTACCAAAGTTACCATTAGTATCAGTCGATTGCTCAAATAGAGCGTCAGATTGATTATATGCCATAATTATTCTCCTTGAATATTATTAACTTTGTTATTATATAACCCTGCCTTCTTCTACAGCTTTATCGATTTCTTTTTCAAGTCTATCGTATTCAGCCATAGGTAGGGCAGCGATTTCCTGTTGTGTCCAAATCTTCGGTTGTTTTTCCTCTACTGTAGTTGTCTTGGTAGACACCATATCAGCAGCAGAACTTCTTCCTGATTTGTTTTGGCTTGGTTTTACAGGAGCAATACCGGTTTCCAACTTAAATAAATCGATGGCTTTACTTGCAAGAGATGCATTATTAGGATTATTATAAATCCAATCTTGTATCTCTGAAGGTTGAGACTCTGCCCATCCATGAAATTCATCACTATTACGAAGTTCTTCAAAGTCTGGATGTTTTGTAACCAAATCTTTTTCAGCTTCTCGTTTTAGTATTTCTGTTTCACGTCCTTGCATTGCATCGAGTCTTTCTTGCAATAAAGCAACTTTATCTTCGCTTTGCAAATGAGCTACAGTTTCTACTACTTCATAAACATCAGGATACTCAGCTTTAAATTGTTCTAACTCTTCAGCAGTTTTTGGAGCTTGATACTCCGGTCTATTTGCTGTAGCTTCAGCTATCAATTCTTGTTCTCTTTGTTTAAACTCAGAGAGCCTTGAATCATAATGTTTTTTCAAATCATCGTATCTTTTTTTGTAATTTGGTTGGCTATAAGCTTTATCTTTTTGTTCAGGTTCTGCTTGCACTTCTTCTGAACGTGATGCAACTTGTGGCTTTTCAAAAAACAATCCTTCCGCAGTATCTCCATGTTTAGGCATTACTTCATCAGTATGCCAGTCTTTCTTTTGATTATACGGATTGGGAGTTGGTTCTACAGATTCTTCCTGTATATTTTCAACTTCTGCCATTTCTTTCTCCTTTTAGGGCTTGTGCTTACCTCAAGGTAGCCTATTCTAAAAACGTCTTTTTTAATTAGGGGCTTGATCTAACAAGGTAGCTAAAGGTTATACTATTGGTAGGGGTTACTGACGTAAGTAGCCTACCGTTGTTTTAGCTTCTGACGTATGCTCTGGTTGAAAGCATAGACTTTTTAAGTTCATCTCCTACTAAATCTTCTTCCTCTTTCATCATTGCTTGACTACCTACAGTTTCTTTCGTCACACGGATGTCTTGCGTTTGAGGTTCAGGTTGAGCTTTATAAACAGTCTCTTCTTCTTCCACTTCACCGCCATCAGCCATAGTTTGTCTTTCATCTACAGCAGCTTCTGCATCATTCATCATAGACATTAAACTGTCTGCTCCGATTTCTTCAGTTGCTTTTGCAGTAAAAACAAATTCCCCATCCGATAACCTTGCAGGTATCGAATCGGACCTACCAGTTCCCGGACCTTCTACAGTTCCAGAACCAGTAAATTCTGTTGCACTCTCGACTACTTGATCGAATATCTCACTCAATTTGTCGTCTTTCTCGAGAGCATCTATTAAATAATTTCTATCTTCATTTGACAATGTTTCCTCAATAACATAATCTACATAGTCTTCTTCCATTTCCTCATCAGGAAGCATTGTTTGTTCTTGTTCCATTCCCATCAACATGTCCATTTGTTGACCCATTTCTCCACCTTCTGCTTTTTTAATTCTTTTTTCACCATCAATCATTTTTTGTCCTAATGAAATATACATTTGTTTTTCATTTGGAGATTCAATAACAATATCAGTATTACCTCGAACTGCTAAAGACGTAGCTTTATCAGCCATATTCATACCTCGACCTAATACAGAATAGTCTTTTATTCTTTTTTGTGCAATTAGATTTTGTATAGCTTTATCTTGTTTTTTAGATAATGACCTTTTTATATTTGAATATGTTTCATCTATTTCTACTAACTGTCCACCTTTTGCTTTAGATGATCTTAACATTTTAAAATCGTTAGCATCTATTGAACCACTATTATTCTTGTCAAGTTTAGCTTGTCCTCCAACTAACATTGTAGCTCTACCTGTCCTAGCCCCTAATGGATTAGCTGCTTCTTGTTCAGGTCTTTTAGCTAATACTTCTGCACGTCTTTCTTCAAACCTTTTAGTTCTTTCTTTTTCTAATGCATTATCAATTTCAGCTCCTGTATAAAGACTACTTGCATTTCTTTTTAATTGTGCTAAACTTCTATTAAGTTCTTTTTGTGGATACTCACTTTCTTCTCGATCTACTTGAGCACGAATAGACAGCATAAGGTTTTCTTGATTAGCTTGTCTTTTTTCTTCTTGAGTCATTGCCATTAGTCTTCCTTTCTATTTAGTGCTTCGTCTACACTACTCTCCAACTGCTCTAGGTGTGCCAGAGAATTCAGCTTCCCCTGACTGCGGAACATTTCCAATTCCGATGTTGCCACCGCCAGTACCTGTAACTCCAAGTTCTTGAGGTGGTTGAGGTACTCCAGTAGCACCGCCCATTCCTTCTTGTTCTTGACCAGTGGGGCTAGTTTGCGAGCCTGATTCTTGTCCAACATTATTTTGCATTCCTATTATTTGTGCCATGATAGCAGCCTCTTCAGGATCATTGAGTATCTCATCAGGATCAAGATCAAGACTGTAGGCAAGTTCACTAATTAATTTAGACATCTTAACAAACGGTGCAATAGCAGGATTCTGTGCAGTCTGTAAGAAAGTGGTTAGTCTTTGTGACCTTACTTCTTTTTGCATCAAACTATTTGTACCAGTTGCATTAACTTCTAAATCACCTACGACTCCGAGCTTATCTTCTAAAAACTGCATATTCCATTGAAAGTATGCTTCTCCTAAAGGTTTAAGTAAGAAATCGTCTAAGTTCTTAATAACAGTTTTGATATTAAGACTTGCTGCACCTAATAACATAGACATTCCCGATGCAGTTCTTGTCATACTTTGTACTCCTGTTTGACCATGAGAGTAACTAGGTATACCTGTCTGTTCATCAGCAAGCTGTCTAAACTTGTCAAACATCATCATGTTTTCAGTTGATGTGTTTGGAAACTTAACTCCGTGTATTGCTTGTCCGGGCATTCCGGCTTGTCTACGGAATATTTTTCCGGGATACACTTCAAAACTTTGCCCACCTACTAAGGCTGATTCATCAATATCAAATACTAACGAACCTGACAAAGCTAAATTATCTATTGCCATTCTTGCATGACCATTCATAATCTGTTGTGAGTCATGCATATTTTCTGCTACACCAACACCAAAAAAACTATATGGGTTCTTTTCATATGGAAAAGCATGATATGGTAATCTATATGGTGTAAATGGATTAACTACTGTTCTTAGTATTTTACCACCACTTGTCCATACATTTACTTGAAGTTCATCAAGATCATCTATTTCATCAGCAAGTTCAACACCAACATCACGTAAGTAAGCTGCATCCATTACACCCCAATATTCTAATACTTCATATTGTGGTAATGAATATTCATCTACATCTTCATCTCTAATCTGATCTTCGTAACTACGTTTTTCATAATCGCCACCCATCATTAAACAATCACGAATGGCATCTTTATCAAAGTAAGGCATTTTACTTAATGCTCTAAATTGACTTCTGTTTAGTCTATGTCTATGAATTATGTATTCACATTCATCTATTGTTGTTGCTGATGGATCAGGAAAGAAATCCCATAGACTGACAAATTCAATTCGTGGTACTCTAACATCTACCGGATTGTATGTTCTATTCCCTTCTTCGTCCTCATCCCACTTATGTAAAGTTTTATTAAAGTTAAATGGTCCTTTAATAATTCCAGTTCCTAACATAGCTGCTTCAAACAAAGCACTACGTAATTCAGAAGCCCCATTAGATTCTTCTATTTGATCATGGATTAACTTTTCCATTCTCCTTGCAGCTTTTTGTGCAGGATTAATTTCTAAATCTTGAGGGTTAGGACTTGCTCCTACAGTATAAGTTCCCTCTTCTTTTGCTAGTTCTTCTAAGAATCTTTCTTGAAACTTACCATCAGAAAAGGTAGCACCGGGTTTTAAAACCTTACCATCACCTTCATATCCTACATCATATGGGCTTTCAACTTCTTCTGGAGTTGATTCGCCTTGGCTTGTTTCAATACCCGGCACTGGATTTTGTGTATCTAAATGAGCAACAGATACTTCTCCTTCTGGCATTTTAGTTTCTGTAACTCCAATAGGAAACTTCCCTGTTCCAAATATAACGTCAATCAATTGACCAAACGCTGCAAGTACTTTAGTCTTTGTAACTTTTACAAATACTCTAGACTTTTCAGATTCTCTAAACTTAACTCGTTTTCCGTAAAGCCCTCTAAAGTTTTGATAGCCAGTTATCCATCTATCCTCATGTGAACTTCTTGCATCTTCTGCTGCTTGAAAACGATTCTTAATAAGACCTGCTAAGTTTAGTTTTTGATTTTCTTCTAAAGATAATTCTAAACCTTGTTCACCTTCTACTTCTTCTACATAGATTGCATCTGCATCAAGCAGTCCTGTGGGTTGTAAAGGTTTGTTATCTTCTTCCATACTCAATATCCAAATGTTTCATCAACGGGTCTGTAGATTGATTCTCTATGATACTGACGAAGATTATCCATTGGATTATTTATTCTCGGTCTACTCATAATCAAATACCGCAGAGCATCATAAGCATGATCCGCAGCATGTGTGTCTACATCTTCAGGGTTACGTTTATCTAAAGGTATACTTTGTAATTCTTTTATCAAGTTCGGACAAGTATTAAATATTTGTAATCTTGGTCTACCACTTGGTTGTACTTTTAAATATTCGTGAATCTGAATTTTACCTTGTATTCTATTTTTATCTGCTCGTCTAAGTTTGTGTCCTTGCTTAACGAGCGACTCTCCTACTGTTGGTCCAGTTGTACCAGTTCGTGCCCACGCAGCAGTATCTAATACACCAGAAACAGAAAAAGGGTCTTCCATCTCCATGTCTGTTATTATAGCACCTAAATCCTCACCTGTCAAGCCTTTTCGGTACAATTCACGGTAGATAATGAGAGTTCCATCTGTTCTATCTACTGCTCCCCAAACACAGGCACTTTCAGATGCATACCCATAGTCAATACCTTTTATACGTTCCCATGTTAAAGGAATCTGAAATGGAGTAACAATATGTACATCAGGATCAAATTCTACAAAGGCTGCACCTTCATTAATATCCCAATTACCTTCTAACAACTGTTTACGTTGTACAGGGGGTAAAGACATAAGCATCTGCTCATAGACTCCATCTTCTGACAAGTATGGGTTATCAGTTAGTCGTGCCGGAATAAACTTACGTGTAAGTCCGTCTCCTCCGACAAAAGATTCATTATAAGTAAAAGCATCTACGTAGCGTTTCTTTACCCAAGAAGCACCAATACCACCGGGGTTTGCAGTACAGCGTAAGTAAGTTTTGATTTCAGGGTCTGTTGTTCTAAGACGTGAGGCTAGATAGTTCCAACCAAACTCAGTTGGTAAGTGTGTTATCTCATCAAAGCCAATCCATGAGTACGCTTGTCCTTGATATCTGTATACATCGGCATCTCTTTCTAAAAAACCAAACTCTATCTTTGCTCCACTTGGAAAGTTCCATACCTTTTCAACTTCCCTGAACTTACATCCGGGAAATGCTTGTGGGTATAATTCTCTGGATTTGTCTATAAGTTCTCGTAACTCTGGCATAGACCTTCTAAGTATTAAGGCTCTGTGTGCTTTGCGATGTGCATACCTTAATGGATCAACTAACATAGCGTATGATTTACCGCCACCGGCAGCACCACCATACAATACATCTTTCTCGTCTGCAGCTAGGAATTCTGTTTGCGGTCCTTCATTTGGATGAAAGACTACATTAGTACCGGCATCTATTTCAGCTTGTAAAGCTTTAGGAAGTACGTTAAGTTCTTCTGAAGTAACTACTTTCCCCTGCTCGGTTTCCTTATCGCTTTCGAGTTTGCTGAGTAGTTCAGTCGTTTGTTTAAGATTATGTCTCTTTGATTTAAGTCTGTTTTCAATCTTTTGGATTGCTTTTTGTTTTTTGGAGACAGCCCGTCTTGCTGCCATTTTAGCTTTTTGTTCATCTGAGTATGTGTAGTTTGACTTTGTACCTTGAGGACGACCTCCCTTTTTACGAGGAGTACCGTCTTTCTTTAGTATAAAGCTTCCCTCAGAATCTGTCAAGTAAAGATGGGGATTCTGTTCCCAATCTTTCAAGTCGTTGTTCTCGTTTTCCATACTTCTTATCTATGTGTTTTTTTAAACCTGCTGCTGTAATACTACGTTTAGTTTTAAATTCTATCCAGTCACAAGCATCTCGTAAGCTAATAGATTCACTAGCTACTAAATCTTCAGCAACTTCTAATGCTTCTATTTGTTCCGGTATTGGTTTAAAATAACCATCTACCTCACTTGGTTCATAACCAAAAGGAATTGTTGAAGTCTTCCTTTTTATGTATCCATCTTTCATTTCTTGAATATTCGATCCCAATTGTTATCGAACTCGTCTTTAGATACGGATAAAGGTCTTAACCTAGAACCTTTACCTACACGACCTTTGTTCTTTTTACTAGATATCAATACTGGTTTTTCAGGTGTGCCTAGTTGTGCTCCTTTCCTTTCCATACTACCATTTAACCTTGTCAGCCCAATAAGCTGCTGACATCTTTCCTTTTGCTATGTTCTTACCATGACGTGCTTTAAAAGACTTACGCTTTGCTTTCATTCTATCAGACTCACCTGCTTTAGGCTTACCTGCAGTCTTTGCACCTTTCTGTCCAAACCTTATAGTTTTAATCTTTGAACCCTCTTTAGCTACAACGATATGTGATTTAGTTTTATGATTAGGAGTACGTTTAGGTTTATTGTATCCAGATACTCCTGCTCGTTTTAACCGTGAGTCTTTAGCTTTCCCACCTTTCTTATACTCTTCTCTCATCGTTTCTTTCCTTTATGTAGTCCATGCTTTGCATGTTGCTTACCTTTCTTTGTAGCTGCTCGTTTCTTTTTATTAGCTGCTGCTAGTTTCTTTTTACCGGCTGCAGTTGATTTAAGTTTCTGTATAGTCTTTGCAGGTGCGTAGACCTCTCCAGTCTCTGAAGACTTCTTACCACTAGCAGTTCTCCACTTCTGTTTAGTCCAACGCTTTAAAGACTTCTGAGACTTTTTAAGTGCCATTACTTGTAGCCTCCACCTTTAGCTTTGTATTCTTTAGCAAGTATCTGTGCCTTACGTGCAGACCATTGACCTGCTTTACCACCTTTAGTTCCTGCTTTAATCTTTTCAAAAAGCCTCTTCCGCATGGTGGGTTTAGTATAGTTACCTGCTTTATTAACTGTACTTTTCTTTTTCTTTGCCGGCATTATTCTTCTTCCTCTCCTCCATCAATTTCTCCCACATCAGATTGTTGGAATCCAACTTCTGTTTCATCGTAGGTGTATTCTTCTTCATAAGTTATATCCTCTGCTTGTACTTCAATAGGTGCTTTTTCAGGAAGTATAAATATACCTCCGGCAGCAGTATGAGTTACATCAAGTCTATCACTTTTAGTTACACCTACACGATCCAATATAGTCTGTGCAGCAGTTAGCTTATTGCTAACCTGTGGTATAGGTGCATCACTGTTCATGATATCTACGAGTTTGAAGGCTGCTTGGGGTGCAGAACGAGCTAGTACGTCCGAGGCTAATTCAATCACTTCTTGTTTTAATGCTTTTATAACTTGATGATAATTGCCTGAGTATCCTGCAAGCTCGGCTGCTTTCTTCGGATCACCTCCTGTCTGGATCAAATTGTCCAGAAAAGATTGTTGTTTTTCCGTAAGAACTTTATTCTTCTTCTCTGTAGTTTGAGGTAAATAACTCATATTCATAATTATAAGACCATATACAGACTTGTCAAGTCTTTGAAAGTTGAAATAATACTTGACAAAATGGATATACGACTGTACAATATACCTTGTTAAGTCCCCCCGGTTAAATACATATATACCTAGCCTACCAAGCCCCTGTAAAGTCTTGTGAAGTGAGGGGGCGATTAAACTAGTAAACATCCATTTAGGCTAGAAATGTACGTGATTGCTATATATACTACCCCACCCCCCCTGTGCATCCTGCCCTCCCACTTGACAGAACTTGAAAAAGCCTTATAGCACAACTGCGAAACTTTGTCAAGTCTTTTTTTTAAGTGCGAAGCCTAACACACTTAACAAAACTTTGCAAGCTTTTTATTTACTTTTATTTTCCCTCGAATACTTGACAAGTTTAACAAGTTTCTGTATATGCCAATCTAGTTAACAAGTCTTATCAAGTTTATTAAGTCTTTCAAGTTTACTTTGTAGGCTTCACAACTTGACAAGGATTAACAGAACTTCCCTTATATTATCAATACTTTATAAATAATAACCC